TGTAACCATCCACCTTTTGCATTATTTACCCGAAGTTGAACATTATAATAATTATTTTTCCAAGTGTAGACCATATCTTCAGTTAACTTAAAACTAAATTTAAATTCACCAAATTGAACATTATTTGATGCTGTAATTCGTTGGTTATCTGGTCCAAATTGGCTACCATTCCATACCGTTTTATTACCAAAGCCTTGAAGATAAATATGCATATTATTGCCGGATAATCCCTGGTATTGATAAGCAACATATCCAGTAATCCAATCTCCAACATGTAGATCTGTGAAATAAACTTGAGTGATTATTTTTGTTTGATTGCTTGCTCCATTAAAGTTATTCCAACCTGAATCTCCCCATATATCACTAGTACCACGAGCCAAATTTTTCCCACCACCAATTGAATTTTGCAAATTAATGTTAAAATTATTTGCATTTTGAGTGATTTGGCTTTGTAAATTATTAGTTCTATTAGTTACTTCCGTTCTTATAGTTCCAGCTGTCTGACTTATCTGCGATTGTAGATTTGTTAAGTTATTCGAAACTGTAGATTGCAATCCTTTTACAGTTTGACTTAATTCTGAAAATGAAGTTTGTGTTGCGTAATCTTCGGGAGCTGGGCACCACGTTGTAGCAAGTGAGCCTGATTCAAGTTTCAAGTTAGCAAAATATATTGATCCACCTGGTAAGCCATTATTGCTATTGTTATATAACCTAATATTTGAAATCGTAGAATTTTGCACTAATGTAAAACGCATAGTATGCGTCTTCCAAGAATAAGTAAGAGCTACCGAATCACTTTGGAGAACTTTTTCAGAACCATTTACAGTAGCAGTCAATTGCAAACAAAAAGAACCATTAGGAGTATTATTAACACTAGCTAAGAAACTCATAGTATATGTTCCTGCTGGTAAATATATGGTTTGGTTGAAGTTCAATTTTGAATTATTCCAACTATTACCATATATATGTGCAACCATTGTCTTTATTAAAGCAAAACCAGCATTATTCGAATAATTACTTTTAGGCTCGAAATTCCATCTACCTTTCTGTTCACTAGAAAATCCATTGAAATCATATGTGTTAGTGAGCAAATTTACTCCACCACTGTTCGCTGAATTAATCATAGGCTGAGCAGTTTGTTGAACCTTTTGAGTAAACCCGTTCGATGTTTGAAGAAAGCTACTGTTAGTCAAAATATTAGTCAGTCCGTGCCAATTGCCATCATTTTTAATAGAATTGATGGCATCGTTCTTCGCAGTATTAGCTTTACTATCAGTTTCAATCTTTGTGTAATAAGAACTAAATTTTTGATTGTTGGCAGTAATTTGAGCTGATAACTGTGATAATTCATGTTTAGTATCTTCAAGCGAACTGATATGTCCCGTAGGTGCTACATCCGATTGAACTAATGTGTATCCAGCAACATACGCCGAACCGCCTTTACTTTTACTTCCTTCTACCCTGAGACCACTATAGGTTTCACCATCCCCCATAATTTTATATGTATGCCAAACCCAGTGCTTAGCAGCGCCTCCAAAATATGAATAATCCTCAGTATTTTGTCCTATAAAAACTTTAGAATGCGATAGATCATTACCTTTCTTCACACCAAAAATATTTATATTGCCAAATGGACTTTCATTATATTTATCTGTACATACATAAAAACCAAACCAATAGGGTTTATCTTTTTCTAAAATTACCTCCTGATCCGAGTAAACGCTTTGCCAGTCACTCCAAACATGTCCCATGTGAGTAAGTTCAGTATGATTTAAGATCATGGGAATATAGTTACTCTTAGCAATATCTTGTATCTGACCATTATTATTAGTTTGATAATCTTTAAGATCTCCTGTATTAGCCAATAGATTCTCTGCACCTATTTTTAGGTTGTTCATTCGATCTGCAATACTATTAATATTAATCTGCAAGCCATTAGCCGTAGCTTGAACATCGATGGTCTTTGCATATCCATTTAAATCACTAGCCACTAACTTAGCGTTCAGTGCATTATTAGTAGCACTAACAAAATTAGCATACGTAGAATTATCAACCTTGCCAGATAAACTAGTAGAAAGCTTTTTGGCATCTACCTTAATTTGTGCTATATCTCCCTGAGCATTGCCTAATGTAGTCTGTAGCCCTTGCACAGTAGCCTTAGTTTGATTTACATCCCCAGATAAGTTAGCTAAATCAACGGTTACACCATGAATGTCTGTAGTGATCTTAGAGATATCCTTACCCTGCTGAGTAGCTTGATTTTTTAACTCAGTAACAATATTTTTCTGCTCATTTACCTTAGTAACAACATCAGATACTTGATTAGTAATATCAGTGACTTTAGAAATTACAACAGTATTTACACTAGTACTCAATCCATCAATCTTTGAATTTTGCCCAGCTATACTTTCATTAAGTTCAGCAATATCGCTATCAGCTTTTGCAAGATTATCTGCTATTTCTTTCTTAGCATCTTTCAAGCCGTCTTGTGCTTCTTTTACCTCTTTTTGAACTGTATGAAGTTCAACTGTGGATTGAACAAATTCCCATTGACCATGATGCCAAACCCACATTTCTGTTTCGCCATTGCCTAGATTTAAGAAAAGATTGTCACCTTCATTAGCCCAATTGGGTTTTGTATTACTATAAAAATTTCTATTTTTACCATTAGCAGCAATTGCAGCTGTATTAGCTATCATTGTTGCGTCTTGAGAAATTTGAATAGCATTTGAAATTGCACTAGTTATTGAGCGACTACTAAAATCATCCCCCATTTCAACAGTGTTTCGATTTTCATCTTTTAAATTATGATGAACTTTGTAAACACGCGTAAAGTATTCAATTCCTAAGTCATGCCTAATAATTGCAATAGTATCACCTAGTTGCAGATTGCCAACGTCAGTTACCTCCGCTTTAAAAGACACTTTTGGTCGCTTGGCTTCTAGTAACGCTGACCATGTTGCATTAATTAACTGATTAGGATCTTCAATATCTTCAAAAGTTACTAATCCAATTCTAGGATGCCCATCACTAAAACCATATACGGCGGTGGCCTTAGGATCTTCTACATATTCTTGGCCTTTAGGTTTATTAACTGGAGCGCCTGCTGACGTCTTCCATTCAACATCGGCAAAAGTCAATCTTCTACCATAGCCATCATCAGAAGTATCTTCCGTGTCTTGACCAGAAACTTGAACACCTTTACCACGACCTACTAAGGCAGTAACTAAATTTTGACTATCTTCTTCACGAGTAACAGTTAGTAAATTTGAACCGTACTCAAATCTTTTCCCTGTTCTTCTACCTTGTTGTTGATACAAGTTAACTCTTCGACCAGTAATTTTTTGTGTTACTGGATCAAGCTGAATAGTGAAAGTAAGTTCAACTTTAAAAAGATCAACAACCTTCTGAATTGCTTCAAGAATCGTCACATAGTAAAAAGTTGTACTTTGAATACCCGTGTCTTCTACATAGCCTAAACTCCAACGTGTATTTTTAAGTACTTGCTGAAGCATTTGAGCAGCATTCATTTGATGTGGTCTTATATCTTTAATGTATTCATATGATTTAAGTTCATCATAGGCTGATTCAACAGCGCTATATTCTACTCTATCCTTTTGAATATCTTCAGAAATAATCTTAAACATTAAAAAATCATTCCCATGATATTCAGGAATGAGAATATAGTAAATATTACTGTCTAATCGTTTTTGAAGTGGCAAACTAAACTTTAACTCACTAGCTGTATTAATTGCTTCATCTAAATTAGATTCAATAGTTTCATCATTATTTAGCAATTTAACTGTTTGCTGTCCTTTATTCAATAAATAAAAAATCAAAGTCGTTTCACCTCATAATCTAATTCATATTTTCCAGTAATATTTGTTGTAATCGTATCACCATCGGCTATGTAAAAATCTCCAATATTTGAACTCAAATCAATATCCATTAAATGAGATACCTTATTTACATAGAACTCTAACTTTTTAAAATCAAAAATAATCTCATTACCACTTGAATATGATACCTTTGCACTGATCGACTTATGCTGCTTAGCATTATTGATAGAAATATTTGCTCCGCCAGCAGTGGGAATAAACTTCAAAATAGAAGGTAAATTAGGGTATTGCAATTCGCTATCATGAATTGTAATTGTTGTTCCTGTACCTTCTATTTTTTTGATTTCAGATAATTTATAGGGATTACTTACTGTAAAACTAATCTTCCCAGTAGTGGAATATAGTGGGTTATCAAGAACAAAATTGTCTACTGTTCCAATGTAGTAATAATTCTGTTCGTCATTAAATTTGATCTTCTTTTGAGGAGGGTAAAGAATTCGTTTAATCTTAGAAACCACATTTTCATATTCACTAGCGTTATCACAATCCAGAAAAAACTTAACTTCAAGTTTTTTATCAGTAAATCTTGAACTCAGGTATTGCGATCCATCAGAGGATAATTCAGCCATGTTAAGTGATCTACTAAAATCATCTCGACCACTTACAGTCAATGTTTTAAATTCAGCAATCTCATCATCTAACCAATGCCCATCATAATTTAAAGCGTCAGCTGGTCTAGTCTCCA